TACCAATACTTGCAGAGAATGAAAAACTAGAGCCACCTACACCAACACCTATCGTACAAACATCTTGGCTCATATTACTTAGAGCAGGTGCATTAGCTGTACTTACAACTCTTGAATCACCTTGATATGCGTTAGTTGTGTTATTCGTAGTAGAATTACTAGAACTTCCGTCTTGGTAGTTAGTCGTGGCAGTTGATGAATATCCACCAGTAATCGCAGTGTTTGAGCCTGTAGAATTTACTTGGTCATTAGTAGTCGAGCCACTTGAGGTAACATCAGCCATCGCAGAATCCATTAAGACACTAAACACCCATAACACCCCTACCATAAGGAATGTAATCATAACTATATTTCGCATTATTCTTCCTCAGATACTTCGGCTTGAGTTTGTGCATTTTCAAATACACCAACCTCAGTTTGGGCTTCAATCTCGTCATTAATAGAACTAATAATCTGATCATCATCAATAACCGCACCGACAATTTGTTTATCAATTTCTTTTTGGAATGTACTTGATCTAACGCCACTTGCTTTAGCTTGTTGTAAGTATTGTAGATCAGAAGCATAGTCTCGTAAGTTAAATGATTCAGGGTAATCAATAACCCCATCAAATACCTTACCTTGCCACTTAGCAAATAAAGTCCATATATGTTCTTCTGCGTTTTCCAATAAGTCAGCTTTTTCACTTAATACTGAGTTAAGGTTTTCAAATTCTGTCTGCAAAGCTATACCACTTGATACTTGCGTCTTAGTTTGTCTAACCCCTGACATATGGGTTGCTCTATCTATCATTTCTATTTTCTGTTCAATAGATGATCTAATCTCACTTAAATTAGAGCCACTAGGTTGTAATAAGAAAGGTTTTAATCCGCTGTCTAAATCATCAGGCATATTTACAATAGCACCTGCACCTGCACTTGCCTCAACACCTTGTGTTTTAACTAAGCTAGGGTGGTTAGATAATCTAATCAACTGTTCCATCTCAGATAACTCGTTGTAAATAGATTGTTGCAATAATGCCACATCTGTTAAATCAGAGATACCAACACCTTTACGAGGTGATCTTTTATTGTATAAACATACCGCAGGTATTTCACCTAATTGATTGGGCTTAGTTTCTAAAACTCTTAATTTACCTCGTTCAGGTACAAACACATAAGATATATCTTGCGGCGTCCATATTCTAAAGTATGTGCCATCAGAAGTTCTTTCTTCTCTGACCTTTAAATAATCCAATACATAACGCCCACTAGTTGCTCTTGAGTAATGCCAGTCCATAACATTATCAGGTGTTACCATAGTTAAATAAGGTCTTATATCCTGACCTAATTCATCTGCTCTAGTCTGTGCGTTGCTTTCAGGCTTATCAACAAATATCCATACATTGCCATATACACCACTATAAGTCTGTGCGTTCTTCATAAACGCATTGAAGTTCTGTCCGTCTAAATCGGTATCAGCCAAAAATGATTCTAAACTAGGCTCTGTAGACAATGTACCATAGTCTCTAGTTGGTGGTACTCTGAATAAGAAACTAGAATAAATGCTTATGATATTACGACTATGATTGTCTATAGGCGTATAATTAACTCTATTTTGGTATTCTAAATCTAATTCTAATGCGTATTCGTGTAAGAAACTACCTGATCGGTATTCTTCTCCACCCAAGTATGATCTTAAATAAAAATTCCATCTTTGAATCATTAAGTCATAATTATCGTGTCTAGCTTCCATAAAATCTTTACTGTGGATTAAAGATTCCATATTGCTTTCATTCGTTATATAAGTTCCCATTATTTAACACTCCATCTTGTAGGTAATTCTTTGTTATAATTTTTCCTTATAGGGAACAGATAATCTACCGCATAGCCTAATGCGTCGTTCATATGGTCAAAACCGCTATCCTTGTCAGGTTGCGTAGTTCCCTCTTTGTAAAGGTGTCTTTCCAAGCCTCTAATAATGTTTTTACATTTGGGGTTTATAAATAACATTCTTTGCTCGTTTGTATTCTTTAGCCTCGAATTAACAGCGTTTATTCTGTCTCTTATCTGAGGGTGTGCGTTCTTAACTCTTACAGTTAGTCCTGCGTTTTGTAATATCGTTAAATCAGTTCTACCACCTGCTGAGGTCTTGCGTTGTCTACAGGCAGGATCAGGATATACAATGATCTTCCGTTCAGGGTATCTTGTTTGTATTTCCTTAACTAATTCTTCGGTGTTAGATGAGTATATTATGATCTCATCAATAAAATTGATAACATTATTTTCTATTTGGAACACTGCGGCACTCATAGGATCAATGTTAAAATCCATACCTATATGCAATGTCGTGTTGTTGTCCTTTACATTCTTAACATTATCTTCTCTGTTAAAATTGTAATATATAGCACCTGAATAAGTCTCAAAGGTTGCTAAGTATTCTTGCCTAAATGTTCGTTCATCTAAGTCGTTCTTTGCGGCTTCTACTTCGTCATTGTCTACCTGTCCGCCATCTAAGGTTGTGAACTGAAAGCTCTTCCAATCCTTATCCTCTAAACCTTTACAAAATAAATCATAAGCCCAATTACCATATCCTCTTGGTGTGCCTGTAAACATAGCACCACCTTTACGATCTGATAAGGTTGCTCTTAATACTTCAAACCAAGCCTCGCTAGATATATCAGCAAATTCGTCCATTACTAAATAATCTAGTCCTACGCCACGCAAACTATCATAAGACCTATCTGCACCCCTTAACGCTATCGTTGAGCCATTAACCAATGTAATAGATAAATCGCTTTCATTAGTCTTTTTAATCCATTTTAAATCTTTAAGGCGTTCTTTTAACCCTGACCAACATACTTGTTTAGCCTGTCTATAACTAGGGCATACAAACCATACCTTTTTATTAGGTAATGAAGCGTTTTTAATTAACTCTCGTATAGCTAAGTGTGTCTTACCAAATCTACGCCCTGTAACTAATACTTTAAATCTAGCTTTCGACTCTACTACTTGTTTCTGCGGACTTGTTAAGGGCATTTATTTTTATTTTTATATTAACTTTGCGACCTGCGTAATTACTATTGAATATATATTCTTTTTCCTCAGTATCTTTTAAAGCGTTTATAGATTGATTTAAAAACTTATTTAACTCGTCATTCATACTTTAAAACCTTTTTTCCAAGCCTGTAAACTCCAATAAGCAGGACTTAAATTCTTTTGTCCCTTAACTCTTTTTAGCACACCACCCATTCTAGCGTCAAATGATCTTTTCCGAGCAGGAATGTTCTTCTTAATACTCATTTCCTTAGAGCCAAAATTAACTTTCTTAACATTACCTGTTTTGCGATCTTTAACAAAGACCTTAAACTTTTTAACATCACCACGACTAGGTTTGTTTAGTTTAACTGTTCTACCCTGATATTTAGCCATTATTTCTTTTTAGGTTTATATTTCTTTATTGCCTGACTGATAAAGATATTCTTGTATAAAGATACCCCTTTACCAAACTTACGATCTGCTTGTGATTTAGCAGACTTATAAGCCTTAGTTTTTTTATTAAAAGATTTAACCTTACCTAATGATTTAGGTCGTTTTTTTTCAAATATTTCTTTTTTCTTTTTTGCCATATTGACCTTTAATTAGTGTTTACTTGGCAACCCCAAGCGTGTACATAATAATCATTATGTTTAGTAACTTTTCCAGTAATATATCCGCTGTCATCATAAGTATTTACATACTGTATTATGTTATCAGCTTCCAATCTTTCGTATAGCGTATCACAAGTTAATTCGTTTGGTACTGTATAAGCTATAGTCCCTGCATTTAAAAATAATATTAATATATACTGCATTAATCAATAAATGGTAAAGGTTGATCGTTCATAGACTCACTAGGACTATCCATTTGACCTAACATATTCTTCCCTAAGAATATTTGCATTGTAACATTACCCTTTTCAGCGGACTGCCATTGTAGCTGTCTAAGACGCATTTTTCCTTTGGATCTTCCTTTTCTCAGAAATTCCGAATAACTCTTTTCAATTAGGTCCGCACTACAGCCATAAAACTCGGCTATTTCTTTGTTGGTGCAATGATATGACGCTAATTTAGTGACTTCGTCTGTGTCAATTTTATATTTTTTTGGTCTTGCCATTTTTCTTCCTCTTTAAAACTGTTTGTATCAGTACCTCTTTCGAGTAGTTGTGCTGTTTGTCCAGTATAGTCCTCCCAGCGTTTAATAATTACATCGCAGTATGTCTTATCTTTTTCCATTCCATAACAAATTTTGTTTGTTTTTTCACAAGCTAAAACTGTCGTACCACTTCCTAAAAAAATATCTAATATTATAGAATTTTTATCAAAAGCTGAAATTGCCTCTTCTACAAATTTAACAGGTTTTGGACAAGTATGTGTTTCTCTCATACCATCTCCTCTGTCTGAATTGTAATCAAAATAATCAAGATTATATTTATTTTTGTTTTTTCCCCATAAAAATATAGGCTCAATTTTTCTCATATATGAGAGTTTTCCACCTGATTGTTTGTTTTTACAAATCCAATAAAATATATCTGTAGGTTTTTTCTGTAACCAAAAAAAATTATACTTCCAACCAGCAGTCAAAAATATAAAATTTGGACTAAATTTTTGTAACAAACTAAACCAAATACTACAAAATTCTAAGTAATCATCACCCTCAATATCTTTATAGGTATTGTATTCGTAATCAATACCATAAGGCGGATCAGTAAACACCATATTAGGAGTTTTATCATTTAACAAAATTTCGTAATTATTTTCTTTTGAACAGTCTCCACATAATAATCTATGATTACCCAACTGCCATAACTCGCCTTTTTTAACTCTAGGCTCTACATTTTCAGGAACAGCGTCCTCATCTGTCAATCCGTCTTGCTCTACAAAAAGTAATTTATCTAATTCTTTTTCATCAAACCCTGTCAATGCAAGGTCTATATCTAATTTATCAATATCTTGCACCTCTATCTTTAACATATCATCGTCCCATAAGGCGTCTTGATTGGCTCTATTATCTAATAAACGATATGCTTTAATCTGTGCATTTGTTAATCCTGTTGCTATTTGTACAGGGACTTTATCTAAGCCTAACTTTTGTGCGGCTTGATAACGTGTGTGTCCCACCACTATCACCATATCTTGGTCCACAACAATAGGCTGTTGCCACCCAAACTCTTTAATGCTTGAAGCTACTTTATCAATCGCTTGTTTCTTACGAGGATTATTGGCGTAAGGAATTAAATCCTTTAGTTCAAGTTGTTTAATTTCCATCTAACATAATCAGGGTTGTTTTTTTCAATCTCAGTATAGTGTGTTGCCATACTATTGACAACATCTTCTTCACCCTTGCCCTCTAGTTGTCTAACATAATAGATAGCGTGTAATATTTCGTGTTTTACAAGGTCTACAGCTATAGAGCCACCTTGTAGTATAATATCTTGATCTAAGTATATCCGCATACTACGAGAATGAAACGAGCCTTGTTGCTCTGCACATTCTTCTGATATTTCGCTTGGTATCTGTTCTAAGGTTATTCTATAATGAGATAACCTAATAAACTCAGGTAATTCAACCTTTTTATACTTCTTCTCCATAGCGACTTTCACAATAAAATTCAAAACCTGTCATTTGATCTTTAAAAGTTTCTAAATGTGGTGTTAGTAATTTAACCTTGTTATCAGCAATATATTGATGGCACGACCAAGTGTCGTTAAATGATTTTAATTTGTATTCTCTAGTGAATTGTTCGCCTGTATTAAAAGTTAGTAATATTGTGATAACAAAGAACATTATTTATTTTTTTTCTTTTTTTTCTTCTTCATTGGTGGTCTACCGACTTTAGATCCATATGTACCTTTACCTCTTGGCATAATAAACTCCCTCTTTTCAATGATTTAAAATTATATACGAATACACGAATGGTATTCTAGTAAGTTATACCATTTACTGTTTGCAAAAGTCAATATGTTTGATCAAAAAACTTTTGTGCTTCGTCTATGGCTTCTCTAAATCTTTTACCAAGATACACTCGGTCTACTTGATGTATGGTAGCTGTTTCTTTAATGGTGTAATCTTCAACACAGATATTATAAACCAAACCAAAGGCTTTATCACCTAACCAAGTATGTAAGCGTGATAGTTTGTATATAGCGTCTATTCTATCGGTAGCCATATCATTCCACCCTGATATATCTCCTACCTTATTAAAATTAGAAGTATAACTACCTATACGGCTTTTCTCCCATAATCTGCGAACTCTTAGCGCTGTGTAATATTGTTGTATGTTTACAACTTTTTTAGACCGCAATATATCCAAAGAAGATTCAGATATATTAATCATTACGACTTTACCTTGTCCTTTGGCTTTTTCTTCCTTAGTACCAATAAACTTCGGCTTAATATTTCTGCGATCTTCTTTCTTCAAATACTCCATACACAAAGTGTACTGTATTCGTTCTTGTTTTTCTATTTAATTTTATCACCATTGCGTTTACTAAATTTAACATATTGTTTTCCATCAGAATATTCTATCTCCGCCCAAGTCTCAGCAACCATTTTAAAACCTTGCGGCACTTTATCAGGGTAAGTTTCTCTAAAGTATTCGTCTGAGGATTTTACAGGTAGCTTAACAACTGTATCATCATCTTCCCATCTCTCTTGTGATAGGTAAGTTGAAAAATGCGGAATAAACTCAGGGCTAGAGGCTTTATCAACAAGTTTGTTATATTTTTCAATAAGGGTGTCAGAGTCTATTTTATTCTTAATCTTATTATATTTCTGAATTGCTACTTTCTTACTACCTCTCTTAGCTTTTAACTTACCCCATATATACATAAAATCATCTACATTCTTATCATTTATTCTTATTAGTTTATTCTGTTTGTTATCGGTTGGTGTATCGATTGGTGTATCTTGATACTCGTCATAATGACAGATGGTAAGGACATTTGGTGTATCGGCTGGTGTATCGTTTGGTGTATCGGTTAGAATTGTTCCATTAGCTTTTAATCTATCCAAATAGCGTTGTACTTTAGCCCTGTTCCAATTAAACGCTTTAGCCATATAACTAATCGAACAGCATAACTGACCACGCTTTAATCTTATGGTCTGACCTTTAATGTCAAAGTCTCTTTCCTTAAAACTTGCTTCTAATAATATCCAAATGAAAGCACCGATCTCACAAAGTGATCTATCTTTCTTTTGTAGTGATGGGTGAAATAATATAGCCCTATTGATCTTGATATATCCTTGCATAAGTCTTAGCCCTTTCTTCAAGCTGTTTTATTACAGCGTCATTATTAACTTTCTTACAAGGTGATATTATTACTAAATCTTTTG